GGAGGCGCAGCTCAACGCTAAGCACGCGGGCAGCCGCAAGGCCGGTCGGTCGCTGGTGGTGCGGGGCAAGGACATCGAGATCGACCCGTGGGAAGGCCAGAAGGAATCCCTCGGCCTCATCGTGGACGCCGAGAGCGTGCGCGACGACGTGGCGGCCATCTTCCAGACGCCGCGGAACTTCTTGACCACCGACGGGGACGCGCTGGCGATCGGCAAGACGGCGGTGCCGTTCCACCAGCGCATGTGCGTGCGGCCCCGGTGCCGGCGGATCGAGGACGCGCTGAATGAGAGGCTGGTCCCCCGCTTCGGCGACCCGGACCTGTTCGTCGCCTTCGACAACCCGGTGGACGACGATGAGGAAGTCCAGAGCCGCATCGCGGTCGCGGAGTACCAGGGGGGAATCCGCAAGCGCAACGAGGCCCGCGCTGTGCGGTCGCTCGAGCCGGACCCGGATGGGGACGTGTATGTGGACGAGGTGCGGGCGGCGAACCAGATGGCGACGCTTGAGCGGCAGGCGGAGTTGATGCCGCGGCCGGAGCCGGTCATGGAGAGGGAGCGGGAGAGCTGGGGTGAGGGCAAGGCTGTGGCGGTGAAGGATGGACGAGATACGGAGACCGGAAGCGGCGCCGTGGCTGATGCTGGTGATGCTGCTGTCGATATGGCTGTCGCTGATGTCGATCAGGCTCCAACTGCGGACGATGACGGACCTTATAAGGTCAAGCGTCTCTCCGACGCCCTCTTCCACGAGGACGCCGGAGCCTGCTGCACCCACCCACCCCGAACCGTCTGGACCAAGGACGACCGGGCCGACAACGCCCCCGACATCGCCGCCCGACGGCTTGAGGCGAGGCTGAGGAGGTGGTATCTCTCCCTGCTGCCCCAACTGCTCGCGGACATGGGCGACGACCCCGCCGCCGCCCGCGACCGCGTGACCACCTTCCTCAGCCTTCCAAGCGTGCGCGACAGCCTCGCCGAGGCCATCGAGCCCGACGTGGTTGAGGTGTTCGCCGCGGGGTATGACAACGGCCTGCGCTCGCTGGGGGACCGCGTGCCCCCGAGCGTGGGCGTGTTCGCGGTGACGAATGAGGAGGCGGTGCGGTTCCTCGACACCTACCGCGTGCGGCTTGCGCAGAGCGTGACGCAGACGACGGCGGAGCGGCTGACGCGTGCGATCCAGGACGGGGTTGAGAACGGCGACAGCATCCGGCAGCTCAAGGTCCGGGTGCAGCAGGTGATGGGGGATATCTCCGACGTGGCGGCGGAGCGGATCGCCCGCACAGAGGCGGCGCGGGCGTACCTGCACGGGCGGGAGACGGCGTGGAAGCAGACGGGGGTGGTGGTCGGCAAGCAGTGGCTGCTTTCGGCCGACCCGTGCCCGGTGTGCCAGGCCATCGCCCAGAAGGTCAACACCCGTGAACTCGGGCAGCCGTTCCTTGCGAAAGGGGAGCGGCTGACGCTGGCGGACGGCACGGTGTTCCACAACGACTATGACGACATGGATACGCCGCCGGCGCACCCGAACTGCCGGTGCAGCACGGGGGCGGTGTTTGACCCGGAGGTAGTGGGATGAGTCGCAAAGAAATGACATGGCGGGAGGCCCTGTCCGACCTGCTGGCCGAGTATGAGTCCCGGCACGGGGTAGACAGGGTGGCGGCGTTCTATCGCGGCTACCTCGGCATCGAGATCTCGGCGGGGATGGTGCGGGATCGGTGGAACGAGGGCGTGGTCGCGGGGATTGGTAAGGACAACCCGTACGCGCTGCGGAACTCCGAGTACGTCAGGAAGGGGAGCGTATGACACACGTGCGAGTCGTCACCATCTGGCTTATGCTCTGCTGTGTCGGCCTCGGCCTCGCCGCGTACGTCGTCGGCTGCCCGCACCACGTCTGGTTCTGGGCGGCCCTGTTCATCCTCGTCTTCCCGGGCCTTCCGCTGTGGCTCGGGGGTGGCACGGACGCCGCCCCCGGGCCGATGGCGGCCGAGCCTCCGCCGCCGCTGGGGGCGAAGATCCCGGTGCGGCCCCCGGCTATCACGAACCCCCACCGGCCCGCCGGTCCCCCGCCGGACATTCGGCAGGACGAGTTCACCCCACCGCCACCACAGGAGGTCGGCTGATGGTTGCAGTCATCGACATCGAGGCCGTTCGCAAGCGGCTGGCCGTGGACGCTCCCGGGGCGGTGGGCCTCATGGGCGCCGCCGAGGGCATGCGCGTGGACCACGCCAACCGCCTCGTCACCGGCACCACCACGAGGGCCGTCGTCGACGTGGACGGCGAGGTCGTTCTCCCAGAGGGCATGGACCCGACGCTGTTCCCCCGCGTCTACAAGACGGTCTACCTCAACCACGACCTGAGCAAGCCGGTCGGCGCGTGCCGCAACCTCAAGGCCCAGGGGGACGCGATCATCGCCCAGACGTACATCAGCACCACCCCGCTCGGGGAGGACGTGCTGACGATGATCCACGAGGGGGTCATCGAGGGCCAGTCGTGGGGGTTCTACATCATCGAGGCCTCCGCCCCGTCGGCAGAGGAGGTCCGCAAGTACGGCCACGCAGAGAGGATCATCCGCCGATGGATGCCCAGGGAGTACAGCGTGACGCCCATGCCGGCGTGCCCGGCGGCGTCGGACCTTCGGCCGCTGGAAAGCCTCGCCGAGCGGGCGATGGCGAAGTTGGACGAGCTGGTCACCAAGGGACTCATCCACCGCTCGTCCGGTGTCGCTGCGGGTCTGCTGGATTCGCCTTCCCGCCGCCTGTTCCCGGTGTCGGGGACGGTGACGCCGGACAGGGTGAAGTCCCCGCCGATCGTGGTGGTGCTGGGCTAGCGGCGTACGCTGCGGACATGGAGGCCATCGTCAACGGGGCGATGGCGGAGATGCTGGCGGGGCATGAGGCGTGGTCCGATGCTTGACCGCAACCTCGACGCCATCCGCGCGACCGACCCCGACCTCGCCGATCGCATCGCCGCGGCCGAGCCGGAGCCGGTGGACCTCGCGGCCACCCCGTCCGGCCTCGCCTCCCCCATCGGCGCGGAGTCCGACCAATCCCGCTACGGCGCCGGGCACGGCGTCGCCGCTTTCGCCGGGTTCGGGCTGGGCTACCACATCCGCGACGCCATCGCCCGCGCCGCCGGTCAGGTCGTGGCCATCGTCTATGAGCCGAGCCTGTCCCGGCTGCGGGGGGTTCTGGAGCGGGTGGATCATTCGGGGTGGCTCGGCCGCTGCTGCATCGTGACCGACCCGCGCTCCGCCCGCCTGAGCGTGGCCCTGCACGCCAACGGCGTCTACTGCGCGATGGGGGTGTCGATGCTCCCGCACGGGGAGGTCGAGGGGGCTGCCGAGTTCTTCGAGGCGGTGGCCGCCGCCGCCCAGACGGTGCGGACGATGATCCACACCAACATCGTCCTCTCCGAGCGGACGATGGCCAACCAGTTCGGCAACCTCGCCAGGTACGCGGCCTGCCCCGGCGTGGCGGACCTCAAGGGGTCGGCCCGGGGACGCCCCGCCATCGTCGTCAGCGCGGGGCCGAGCCTCGACGCCGCGATGCCCCTGCTGGCGGACCCGGCCACGCGGGATCGGTTCGTCGTCATCGCCACCCAGACGGTGCTCAAGGCCATGCTCGCCGCCGGGGCGAGGCCGCACTACGTCTGTGCGCTGGACTACCACGACATCTCCGCGCGGTTCTACGACGGGCTGACGGCCGCGGACGTGGAAGGGGTGACGCTGGTGGTGGAGCCGAAGGTGAGCCCGCTGGTCCCCGGGTCGTTCCCCGGGCCGGTCCGGTTCGCGGCGGACCCCACGGCGGACGCCATGCTGGGGCTGGACCCCGAGCCGGACGGGCAGCTCAAGATGGGCGCCACCGTCGCCCACCTGTGCTACTACCTCGCCCGGCACATGGGCTGCGACCCGGTGGTCTTGGTCGGCCAAGACCTGTGCTACCCGGGCGGGCGGTACTACGCGGACTGTGTGGCCCGGCAGGTGTGGGCGGACGCCCTGGACGGGGGGGCGAGTCTGTCGGACCTGCACGCGGAGCGGATGCGGGTCATCGGACCCGGGCTGCGGGAGTGGGAGGACGAGGCGGGCCGGCCGGTCACGACCGACCTGCAACTGCTGACCTACCTCGACCAGTTCGAGCGGGAGTTCGAGGAGGACGGGCGGGCGGGTCTGACGGTCATCGACGCAAGCGGGGGGCTGCCCAAGCGGGGGACGGTGCGTCGGGAGCTGGCTGCGGTTCAGGTCGGCGGGAGTTCTGCGGGTTCTGCGCATTGTGCGCCTAGCGAGCCCCTGCCCCGCGCCCCCGACGCCGACGTGCCCGGTCGGCGGGCGATGATCGCCGCTCAGGCCGACCGGCTGGCCGACCTGTGCCGGGAGGGGGTGGCGGTCCTGGAGTCCCTGCTGGGCTGCCTGACCGACCCCGGGCCGTTCAACGCGGGCGTCGCGGCGTTGGGTCGGATGGGTGACGAGGCGGCGAGCCTTGAGCCCGCGTTCCAGCTCTGCCAGAGGCTCAGCGTGCTGGGGATGCTCGCGCGGGCGCGGGCCGACCGCGCGGACCTGATGGACGACCGTGCCGACCTGGTGGCGTATCGTCGGGGGCGGGTCGCCCGTGACCTCGCAAATCTGCGGGCATTGGGGCGTGCGGCGGGGCGTATGGCGGAGCTGGCCAGGCCCGGGTCCGGGTGCGATTCGGCGGAAACGCCGATGATGGAGGCGGCTGGAACGACATAGGGCCGTTAGTGCGCACCGTGCGGCCCGAACCCGACACGGCCCGACTCCCCCGACAGGGAGAGGGCCGATTGCAGACAGCGTGTTTGTCGTGACCAAGCGGTCGCGGCGGTACACACCCGGAGACAGCGGCCACACCAACGGCCCCGTGTCTCGCGTGCGGCCGACCCCGGAAGCGCAGTCGCGGTGGTTCTCACCGTGTCCCTTCAGGGAGTTTCCCCCATGCAACTGACGAAGGAGGGGCTGCTCAAGGCGCTGCGCGCCGAGGGCATGCCCGAGACCGCGACGGACCTGCCGGCCGTCGAGAAGTGGCTGGCCGACAACCCCCGCCGGCTGGTGTTCGACGGCAAGGACGTGGACCTCAAGGCGGTGTTTGCGCCGGTGGTCACGCTCGAACCCGAGAACAAGAACAAGAAGGCCGACGACCCCGAGCCGGTCATCCAGCTCGAGGAGAAGGTCGCGGCGATGGTGGCCGACGCGCTGGCCAAGGCGGGCGGCCGCAAGCCCGGCGACGGCGCCCCGCCCAAGACCGTCAACCTCGACGGCCATGACGACCCCGACGACCGCCTGTCCCCTGAGGACGTGAAGGTCAAGAGCCTCGAGGACGGCTGGAAGAACCGCAAGGACCGCGTGTTCGAGACGCACGAGCGGGCGTACGGATTCGGCTGCTGGCTCGTCAAGAACGTCCTCAGCCGCGTCCCCGACGTGAGCGCGCGGGTCGTGGACTACGCCTCCAAGGGTTACGGCAACTTCCTCAGCCGCCAGAAGCAGTACCTCACCTTCCCCACCGCCGCCGGCGGCGCCCTCACCGGCACCCAGTTCGCAGCCGACATCATCCAGCAGATCGACGAGTTCGGCACGTTCTCCCGCTCGGTCGAGGTCGTGGAGGTGACGGAGACGCGGTACTCGCGCCCCCGAGCCCGCGGCTACCTGGAGGTCGAGTACCCGGAGGAAGGCAAGCCGTCCGGCACCACCACGCAGACGTGGGACAACGTGACGCTGCTGCCCAAGACCGGCCGCACGATCGTCAAGTGGTCGCGGGAGATCAACGAGGACGCGATGGCGAACCTCGGCGACCACACCGCCCGCGAACTGGCCCGCGGCTTCGCTCGCCGGGAAGACCTCAACGGCTTCCTGGGGGACGGCACCCGCGAGTACGGCTGGGTGCACGGCCTCATCCCGCAGTTCGGCGACACCGCCGCCGACACCGACCGGTCGGTCGTCGGCGGCGACACCACCAGCGCCCACACCATGCCCATCCTGCACGCCGCGATGGCGAAGCTCGCCACGTGGGCGATGCCGGGGGCCGCGTGGCACTGCACGCCGCAGACCGCGGCCCTGGTCTTCGACCGCCTCGCGGCGGCCCAGGGCGGCGTGACGTGGGCGGAGACCATGCGGTACGGATACGTCCGCACCTTCCTCGGACTCCCGATCATCACCAACAACGTGATGAACCGGAACAACAACACCGGCGGGGACGTGGTGGACATCGTGCTGGGCGACCTGCGCGAGGCCGCGACACTCGGCCGCCGGAAGGAACTCACCATCGAGCTCTCGGACCAGCGGTACTGGGACGAGCACAACATCGCCATGAAGGGCGTGATCCGTCACGACATCCACGTCCACAACGCCGGAGCCGACAACGGCGAACCCGGCCCGGTCGTGGCGATCTGGCAGACCTGACACCCACCCGCACCCTCCACACACGGAGCAGACCATGATTCCCGCAGAGAACATCCAGGTTCACGAGATGGTGCGGTCGCAGCGGCTGAGCACGCTCGCCAGCGGCGTGGTGGACACGCTCGGGGCCGACACCACGCTCGTCAAGGTGCGCCGCGGAGAGCACAGCTCCACCGGGGCGAAGGCCCGCCTGTACGGCTCGGACACCGTGAGCGCCACGGCGTCCGGCATGGACTTCATCGCCAGCGCCGGCACGGCCCTGGCGGCGTCCGGCAGCTCGTGGGGCTACCTCGGTCACAAGACCCCGAGGTTCCTCGGAATCGTCCTGTCGGCCGCGAGCACCGCGTCCGGCATCGTCGGCGCCGAGGCCATCACTTTCGACAACAAGGTCGTCCCCCCGTCGGCCACTCTCGGCTTCACGTCGCTCAAGCGCGACCCGTCCGGTTCGTGACCGTCGCACTCTCCCCCCCCCGGACTGGCCGCCCCACACGGCGGCCGGTCCTTTCATGGCCCTGGTCACGCTCTCAGCGCTGCAAGCCGTCACCGGCATCACCGACGATGCCGCGCGGCTGTCCGCGCTCATCCCGATAGCCGAGTCGAGGATGGCCCGGTTCGTCGGCGTCGAGTCCTTCGAGGCCGCCGACTACACGGAGCTGCACGATGGAGAGGGGTCGTCCTCGGTCGTGCTCCGCAACGTTCCGGTCAACTCCGTCTCGTCGGTCGCGCTGACCGACGGCGACACGGACACGGAGCTGGACCCGGATTCGTACACCTTCGACCCCGAGAGCGGGGAGCTATCCTTACGCGGGATGGTCCCGTGGGAACTCTCCGACGGCACGGGCGATCTGGCGAGGTTCCCCGAGGGCAAGCGGAACGTCAAGGTCGTCTACAACGGCGGGTACCAGACGGTGCCGGGGTGGCTCCAGTCCGCGTGCATCGACGTGGTGGTGTGGCTCTACCACAACGCCGCGCGGAACCCGGCGGTGGTGTCGCGCCGGCTGGGGCAGTTCGCCGAGGCGTTCACGGGGACGGCGGGGGAGGACGGGCTGTCCCGTCTCATGGCTGACAGGCTGGGCGGCGTCCGGCCGGGAGTGTGAGAGTGAGCAAGGCAGACCCCATCGACCTCGCGGCCCTCATCGGCCGCACCCCGCACAAGGCGGACGCGTCGCTGGTCGCGTCCCTCGTGGTCGGCAAGACCGTCCTCATCACCGGCGCCGCCGGGTCCATCGGCTCGGCGATCGCGGAGATCGTCGCGACCGTGCAGCACGACCACCTCGCCCGCGGCGTCGGCGGCTCGAGACTGGTCTGCGTGGACCGGGACGAGTGCCGCCAGTTCTTGCTCGCGCGGAGGCTGGCCCACCTCGCGCCGCTGGCCCGGGTGGAGCTGCCAATCGTGGACGTGTCCGACCGGGAGGCCATCACGCGATGCATCGCCGGCCAGAGGCCCGACGTGGTGATCCACGCGGCGGCGCACAAGCACGTGCCGCTGATGGAGGCCCAGCCGGGCGCGGCGATCGTCAACAACGTGGCCGGGACGCGGAACGTCGTGGATGCCGCGGCGGCGGCCCGGGTCGGTCGGCTGGTCTACATCAGCACCGACAAGGCGGTGGAGCCCCGGAGCGTCATGGGCGCGACCAAGCGGGCCGGGGAGCTGTACGTCGCGGCCCACGGTGGGGGGGTGCGGCGGTCGATCGTCCGCTTCGGCAACGTGCTGGCGTCCTCGTGCTCCGTCCTGGCGATATGGCACGAGCAGGTGGCGGCGGGCGAGCCCATCACCCTGACGGACCCGGCGATGTCGCGGTACTTCATGACGATCCCCGAGGCGGCGGCGCTGTCGATGGCCGCGGGGGCGATGACCGAGGGTCCGGACGCCGAGACGTACGTGCTGGACATGGGAGAGCCGGTCAACATGGGCGACCTCGCCCGGCGGTATCTCCGGGCCGTGGGATGCCCCGAGACGGCGGTGCGGGTCGTGGGGGCGAGGCCGGGGGAGCGGCTTGAGGAGCGGCTGACCGGCGAGGGGGAGTCGGCGGAGCCCACCCGCCACGCGGGCGTGCTGCGGGTGACCGGGGCAGTCCCCGCGGCCCCCGTGGCGGACGAGGTGGTCGAGATGGAGCGGCTTGCCCGCGCGGGGCGCGTGGACGAGGCGCTGGCGCTGCTGTGGTCCGTCGTCGGGCAGGGGGTGGCCTGTGGGTGCTAGCAGCCTGTTCCGGTCCAGCGTGACCATCGTGCGGCCGAAGCTGACGACCGCAGGCGGCGAGGTCAAGTATGACTACGACGCGGCGACCGCGCGGACGGTGACGTTCTGGGCGGGCGCGGCGGCGGGCTCGGGTTGGGATACCCCCGGCAACGCCGCGGGCGAGCCGGACGGCACGAACACGACGGCCACGGCCTCCCTGCCTCCGTTTGCCCAGACCGGCACGCTCGTCCTCTCCGCCTACGACTTCTCGGCCCTGCCGGACGATGCGGTCATCTCCGCCATATCCGTCGTTGCCCACGTGGCGCACGGCCACACGGCGGCGAGGAACTGGGTCGTCACGATCAAGAACGCGGCCGGCGACGCGCTCGGCGGGGTGCAATCCGCGTTTGACGCCGTGCCCGCGGGCGCCGACCACGCCGACGAGACGGTCGTGGCCGCCGCGGGCTGGGCGTCGGCCGCGGCGACCAAGGCGGCGCTGGTGGCCGGCGTCGCGTCGGTGGAGTGCATCGGCATCGGCGACTCCGAGGTGTCGGTGGAGTGGGCGGCCGACGCGGTGGGCGTCCGCGTGACGTACACCGCCGCGTCCGAGGGCGCGACCTCCACCACCGGCGTCCGGTGCGAGATCCAGGCGTCCCG